ATGATCTGCTCGTCGGTCACATATTTCGGCACGTTTAGCCCTTGGGGTTACTGTCGAAGGTGCTTAAAGCCTTGTGCAGGAGGCTGCCCAGGTTGTCCACGAAGACTTCGTCGTGGGAAAGCGGGTGGTTGAGCTCATCAAGCAGCGCGTGCGTGAGCTCGTGACAGAAGGTCTGCTGTAGCTCGGTCTCGCCGAGGTCTGAGCGCAGGTCGATGCGGTGCTTGTTCGGCTCGTAGATGCCGACCGCCGACTTCGAGTGCGGCCAGCGCGACGGCGGGATGATGCGCACGGTGACGCGGTGGCCGTGGAGCTTGAAACTCCGAGGGATGCCGAGACGGCGGTGTCGATCACCGCCGCTCGACTGCGCGGAGTCCCGCGCCATCGGTCAGGCCTGCGGCTTGTTGCGCTTCGACAGGAACGACCAGATGGCCGCGCCCGCCGTGGCGGCGGCGCCGGCGAGGGCGGCGACGGTCTCGGCGTCGGCGAAGCCCTTACCGACGAGGTAGCCGCCCACGGCGGCGACGATGGCGCGGACGATGCCGGCGAATTGGTCAGCGGTCATAGATCACCTTCATGCTTCGTTGTGGGATGAGGGCATCCCGTTGGAGTTCACCAGCGGTAGGCCGGCGACCAGGGTCAAAGTTTCGGGATACCGATAACCCAGAACCCGAGTTGTGTCAAATGGCGCGACGGTGACGGCGTTGCCTTGGTTGCCGCCAAGGACCATCAGACGGCCGCGCTCGTCGACCCCGACAACGAAGCCGACATGGCCGCCGCCCTTGCGCTCAAAGACGGCGATGCAGCCGACCGCGGCCTCGGGGATGGCCCGGCCGAAGGCGAGCCACGCCCGGGCGCGATACCAGTGCGGGGGCGGCTTAAAGCCCTCCGCGCGCATGACGGCCGCCACGAAGACGCCACACCAAGGAGTCTCATCGTCGCCCCACCAGGCGCGCAGCTCGCGCACCCACCGGGCGATCGCGGGCGTCGTCGCCTTGCCGGGGGTCTCGCGGACGCCGAGGTAGCCCCGCGCGCGGGTCAGCCAGGCGGGGTCGGTCACGGGAAGAAGACCAGCTTCACGAGGATGGCGGCCATGCCAGCCATGAGGCCGTAGCCGACCTTGGAGATGATCTTCTGGAAGTGCGTCAGATCCTCGCGGATGCCCTTGTACCGCTCCGCGCAGACGGCTTCGTGTGAGGCGAACTTAATTTCGAGCTCACGGATGCGGCGGTCTTGGGTGGTCTCCGATGAAGATCGGCGTTCAACTTCTGCCACGTGAGCTCTCCTTATGTGCGTTCGATGGTGACGAAGACATCAGCCGTCGCAGTGAGCGGCGTTCCACCCGTCGAGTCGGTGACGGTGCAACGGTACGTCGCCTCGACGCCGCCGAAGGGCGGGAGACCGGTCTTGGTGAAAGTCGTGGTCGCCGCGGTGGGGCTGTTGACGGTGAGTGTGTCGCCGCTGACTAGCGTCCAAGCGTAGGTGTACGGACTGACGCCACCGCTGACCGTGACCGTCGTCGACGCGGTGGTCTGGTCAGCGCCCGGGCCGGACTTGTAGATCGTCGTCGGAGAAGCCGACGCCGACATAGCCTGGCGGGTGATGCTGACAGAGACATCGACGCTCTTGGTGGTCACGACGTTGTCGGTCACGGTGCAACGGAAGACGGCATCGTAGGTGGTGCCGGAGGCAAGAGAGGACCCGGTGAAGGTCGTCGTGGCAGCGCTCGCTGAGTTGGCGGTAATCGAGGTCGAACCGCTGATGCGCGTCCAGGCGTAGGTGTAGGGAGCCGTCCCGCCGGTGGCCGTGACGGTGGTCGAGGCGGTCGTTATGGAAGCGCCGGTGTCGGTTTTCTGGATGACGGACGGCGATGCGGATGCGCCGAGCACGCTCGAGATGCTGTTTGACGAGCCTGCCAAGCCTGCGCTCGGCGGCTCGGTGGCGGACACGCCGCCCGAGGGCATCTTAACGCGCACCCAGTAGTAGCGGACGGTCGTGTCGGACTTGGCGATGATGGCGGCGGTGGCCGCGCCGGTCCAGATTCGGGTCGCGCTCGAGAAGGGCGTCGCGGAGGTATGCTCGTAGACCTCGTACTGGGCGTCGTTGGGCAGCCCGACCGGCGCCGTCCAGAGGAGATAGATTGCGTTCTGCAGCCCGGTAATGCTGAGTCCGGTCGGCGGCTGCGGAACATAGCTCGACGGGGTCGGTGCGGTAATAGAACCCGGCGCCAGATAGTCCGCCGTCAGCGGGTCGTTCCAGTCGGTCGCCGCCTCCTCGCGGACGATGATTTCCACGAAGCCGGACGGGTCGAAGTTCCAGCCCTCGCAGCGGACGGTCTTAGCCGACCAGTTGAGCTCGGAAATGGTGACGGTGCCGGTCTCGAAGGGGCGGATGCCATAGGCCGCCATGTTGCAGCGGAGCGTAGCCGACTGGCGCAGACGGCTGCGGCGGTTCAGCAAAATGGCATGACGCTGCGCCTCGTATTCGTCGGTCGTCGCCGCGAAGTCGACATCGAGCCAAGTCTGCTCGCCGTCGTTGCTCACATAGGTCGAATTCACCACCGGGCTAAATTCGACTTTCTGCCAGTTCTTCGTTGGCGCGATGTAGGTGCCGCGGACGCTGTTGTGGCGCTTTTCGTAGGGCAGCGCGGTCACGAGACGGATGCCGCCATCAATCAGATCGTCGACGCCGAGCGCGAAGCTTGTCGCCTGCCACGCGCCGGGGAACATCCGCCACTTCCCGCCCGAGTAGTAGCAGACGCCCGCCATCGCCTGCGCCAACACCTCGATGTTGTCCTCGAAGCGGTCGGTCGCATTGAGGACCACATTGCAGGTATAGCGCTTCTGCGTGGTCGACGGAACGGTGACCATCTCGTCGCAGATGTCGGCCGCATCGGCCACGAGGTCGTAGTCGATGCGCGCGGCATCCTCACCGAGGCCGAGGCGGGCGTCAAGCAGGTAGTCAGCGAGGCAGAGCGCGGGGTTCGTGGAGTAGGCCCACGTCGTCGAATCGTTGACGCGGTGCGATCCGGTGCCGCCGGCGCGGGTGCCGTCGAGGCGCGGGTCGTAGATTTTCTTGCCTTGGACGAGACAGGTGACCTCGGGCTTGCCCTGGCGATAGGTCTCCTCGTTGAATTCGTATGTGGCGGCGATGTAGGCGACGCCGCGACCACGGTGCGAGGCGGTCCACTGAGAGGGGAAAGCCGTAGCGAGCTTGTAATCGACCGTCTGCGAGTCGGTGCCGGTATACCGCCGCACCCAAGCCTTGTTCTGATACCGACCGCTCGTCACCTTGCCGTCGTCGGCACTGCCGGTGATGGCCGTGATGGTGCCGAGCTGCTCGCGGTTAAAATAGACCGCCCCAAGGCTGTTGCACTCGTGACCGGCGACGGCGATGACCTGATGCAGGTAGTCGCTCTTCGGGCCGGAGGTCATGGGCGGGATGACGTTCATGCCGGCGACCAGCATCTCACCGTAGATGATGCGGCGAGCCTCGACGGTGCCGGAATACTCCACATCCTGCGCCGGCCGCGGCATTTTCGGTTTGCCGATGAGCATCTGCGCGGCCTTGGCCAGCGCGATATTGATGAGCGCGCTCACGGCGACTTTCTTGACCGCAGCCCAGAAGGCAGCCTTGGCGGCAGCGGCAGCGACGGCCTTGGCGCCAAGCGCTGCGACGGCGGTGGGAATTGCAGCCGGCATCAGGGCACCCAGCGCGTGAGGATGGCGGATCGGGGGTAGGCGACGAGGCCCACTGGGCCGCGGACGAGCGCGGTGCTACCGACCCAGATGCCGGCGGCCGGGCCGTTGGCGGTGTCGACCAGCACAAGGTCGCCCCGCTGGGCGCGACCGGGGACGGGCGGGCCGTAGATGCGCTGGAGCGCGGGGCCGAGGCCGCCGCATTCGCGTATGTGCTGCAGCGCGCCGAGCTCGTCAGGATGGCAGGCGGCGACCTGCGTCACCGTCTCGGCGTCCGTCATGGCGTCCCACACGCGCGCGGCGAAGGTGCAGCAGTTGGCCCTCGTCCAATCGAAGGGCACCTCGCGGTGCTGCTCGATGGCGTGCCACATCTTCTCGTGCCAGTCGTCGCGCCGCATCAGTCTCTCCGAATCGGGCCGCGGTCAGGATTCGTCCCAGGCGGAGCGCCAGGAGAGCCGCCGCCGCTCCAACCGATGTCCCGAGAGCCCCAGCGGTTCACGAAGCCCTCGATGGTGTGGGTCAAGTCGAAGAAGCGGTCACCGCTGTGCAGCAGCTCCTGATCGGCCTGCGTGTACCTCGCGATTCGCGGCTCACGGCGCAGACGGTGCTCGCAGGTCATCGACAGTGTCGCCTCACCCTTCGCCAGAGTGATCGTCTGCTGGTTGATGCGGCCCTCCCAGATGACCTCCGGCGAGCCGATGAGCGTGCCGGTGTCCGGGCTGAAGAAGCCGAGGTACACGGTGACGGTGCGGTTCTGGTAGTCCTCGGTCAGGGCGGGCGTCACCCAGGTGCTGTCCAAGCCGCTGCAAGTCATCGTGACCTGACGCGCCACTACCTCGATGTTCTCCTCGACGGACTCGATGCCGCCGAAGTCGCCGATGCCGTAGAAGGTCGTCGCAGCATTCTCGGTCGTCAGGTTGTCGCCGTTCTCGGCGTCGAGCGGCTCGCCGGCCTCGGTGAGGAGCAGCTCGCTGATGGTCAGGTTTCCGATGCCGTCGTGCACGCGGACGGTGCCCGAGTCATAGTTCACCTCGACCATGCAGACCATCGTGATGGACGGCTTCTCAGCCTCCAGCGCGTAGTCGGGCGAGACGATCCGCGTCACGCGATGTCCTCGACGAGGTTGAGCTCGATGTCGCCGATGATGCCGGGCCGCACGCCCCAGGACACCGACTCGTCGGACAGCAGGAAGCGGCCCATCGGCGAGCGGAAGATGACCGGGGCGTTGTCGGCGGGGCTGGCGCGGAGCTGCGGCTCGAAGATGAGGTAGCCCTGCCCCGACGAGTTGCTGTCAAGGTCCGCGACCAGGCGCTTGAGCTCGCCGCCGACCTCGACCCAATCGCCCGCCTTAGCGAGCGCGAGGGAGGATACCGGCAGGCCGTCGATGTTGAGCGCGGCCCCGGTCTGCGCGGCGCCGTTGACGAGGGCACAGCGAGCGACGGAGGCCCAGTTGAGGAACTGGAAGTCGCCGGCAGCGCGCCCGGCCACGAGGTCGTAGAAGCTGACGTGGGATGTCGTGCCGGACGCGGTGAAGGTCTCCGCGATGCGGCCGGCGGCCGTGAGCGCGGTCCCGTTGACCAACGTGGTGCCGCCTTGCGCCGTGCCGGCGGTGGCCTTGAGGTTCACCGCGCCTTTGCCGGCGGCCACGATGGCGCGGATGGCGTAGGGGGCGCTCGTGACGGTCGTGAGGCCCGCTTGGTAGGCGTAGCGATCAGCCGTGACGCCGGTGCGGGTCAGGCGCAGGCCGCGGTTGGAGTCGGCCGACAGCACCATTTCGCCGTTGCTCGAGGTCCATCCCGTGGTGGCGGCGGTCGCTGTCTGGTTGGTGAGCAGCTCAGGCACGGCGAATGACCCGCCTGCGGTGTAGGAGGGGTCGACGAGGTAAAGGCGGTTCGACCGCCCGCGGAGCTGCGCGATGAGGCTCAGGAGCCGCGCGCGGCGGGTCGGCATCGGGGCGCGGAAGAGCAGCCGACAGGTCCAGCGATTGCCCGGACGCGAGTAGGTGCGCACGGCGCCGGAGAGGGCCGAGGAGAAGACCGCCGTGTTGTCGAGCGTGCCCCAAGTCACCTCGGAGGCGATGATATCCGGCGGCAGGACGAAGTCGGTCATCGGCGTATCCCGTATCTGCGGTCGAGCTCGTCGAAGATCCGGCGGTTGTTGTCCGCAAGGATGCTCGGCAAGGCCTGTGTGAGCTCCATTGTCGCACCGCGCGCGTCGATGTTGTAGGACACGGCGACGCCGCCGCCCATGCCGACGCCGTTGGGGAGGACCGTACCGCCGGTGGACGGCACGAAGAGCTCGGGACCGCGCTCACCGACGAGGTACGGAGAGCCGCCGGTGACCGGGCCGCCCTTGGCCCGCGGTTGCAGCCCGGCCAGCGCTGCCGACGCGAAGTCGCCGACGATGCCGCCGGAGCCTGCGAAGGCACCGAAGAAGGCCGACAGCAGTTGCTGGGCGGCGAGCTCGGCAAGCATCCGGCGCACGACGTTGAGGAAGCCGGAGAGCATTCCCTTGAGGCCGTTCTCGAAGGGGTCGAAGAGGAAGTCGGCGAAGGCCGACTGCATTGACCGTGCCGCCTCTTGAGCGAAGGTGGTCATCGCCGTCACGCGCTCGCCGAAGCGCTCCTCATAGGACTTGGTGATGGACTCCACCACGCCATCACCGGCCTTGTCGGCCGAGTCCTTAAGGATTTTGTCGGTCTCGCGGACGAGGTCTTCCTGCCAGTCGGTCAGCGCTTTCGCGCGCTCCGCGTTCTGCAGTCGGCGCAGCTCCGCGATGTACTGGCTCAGGGTCTGCTCGGGCTTGCCGGTGCGAGCGGGGCGACCGGGCTTTGCGGGCTTCTCGCCCTTTTGTTCTGCTGCGACTTCGCGGTCGATGCGGGCCGCTTCCGCTTGCGCCTCGGCCTCGGCGAGCTGCTCGATCAGGCGCAGCTGCTCACGGCGCGCCTTAAGGTCCGCTTGCAGTTGGGCCGACAGCTTCGCACCTGCCTCTCCGGTCAGACCAACGCCCGGGGAGGCGATCATCCTCTCGATGTCGGCAATCTGCTTGCGGACGACCACGGCCGCATCGCGCGCGTCGTTGCCGGAGATGGCGCCAAGCCGGATGAGCTCGGTGCGGACGAACTTGATGGCCGCGGCCGCCGCCTTCAATGCGACGTTGAAGCCATTGATGAGCGTGCCGGTGATGGCGTTGGCAGCAGCGACCAGGGCGGGGTCCTTCAGCGTGCGGGCGAGCTCCGCCATCGCCTTCTGGCCCTCCTCGGTCTTCTTCGCCGCCTCCGCCACCTTGCCGAA